GTGTTGCAAGCATTAGCGCTTAGATATAGACCGCGAAATTTTAGCGAGCTCGTAGGCCAGGAGGCCGTCAGCACCAGCCTCACGCACGCTCTGGACGAGAACCGCCTCACTCACGCCTACCTTTTTTCGGGGCTTCGCGGCAGCGGCAAAACATCGAGCGCGAGGATATTTTCAAAAGCGCTGGTTTGCGATCACGGCCCGACTAGCCAGCCCTGCGAGCAGTGCGCCAACTGTATCGCTGCAAACGAAGGCCGCCACATCGACATCATCGAGATGGACGCCGCCAGCCACCGCGGTATCGACGATATAAAAGGGCTCATTGAGCAGACCAAGTACGCTCCGGCGATCGCGCGCTTTAAGATTTTTATCATCGACGAGGTGCATATGCTCTCCACGCCCGCGTTTAACGCGTTGCTAAAGACGCTCGAGGAGCCGCCGCCCTACGTCAAATTTATCCTAGCCACGACCGATCCGCTCAAGCTCCCAGCTACGGTGCTATCGCGCACGCAGCATTTTAGATTTCGTCAGATCTCGCGCCCGGACGTCGTCGCGCACCTTGATTTTATCCTAAACCGCGAAAACGTCCCGCACGAAAAAGAGGCTCTCGAGATCCTCGCTCGTAGCGGCGCGGGCTCGCTGCGCGACACTCTCACGCTGCTAGATCAGGCCATCATCTACGCCAAGGGCGAGCTAACGCAAAGCGCCGTCGCGCAAATGCTGGGACTCCTTGATCCGCAGCGCATAGAGGAGATTTTATCGCTCGTTATGAGCGGCGATAAATCAGCCGTGAGCGCGGCGGTAGCGCAGCTGGAGAGCTACGACGCCGAGATGGTGATAGACGAGATAACGGCCAATCTCAAGGCGAATTTCCTCGCGCAAAGTCCGAAATACTCGCTGCTTTTATATGAGAGATTTTTTAGGATCCTCTCGCAGGCGCGCTCGATGCTAAGCGTTAGCAGCGACGGCGGATTTGTGCTTGGCGTAATGCTTTTTATGATGATCGAGGCAATAAATCTAAAATCGATCGACGAGATGATAGCCGTGGACGCGAGGGAAAAAATTGCGGATTCGCAGGGTCGCGTAGCTTCAAATTTTGCGGGCGGACGAAGCGAGGTGGCTAAATTTACGGCTCCTGCGCAGACGGGTCAAATTTCAGCCTCTGCGGACGGATCAAATTTGACGGGTGCAAACGCGCCTAAACTCGCCTCGCAAAACGGCGCGACTCAGGGGCGAAATTTGAGCGCTCAGACTCTAGCCGGCTCGGTAAATTTGAGCACTCAGACTTCCCAAGAGCCAGGCAGCCAAACCGGCGCCGCGAAAACTCCAAATCCAGCCTACGAAGCTTTTTTGGCCAAAATTTACGACCGCAGCTTTGATCTTGGCGAGTGCTTTAAAAACAGCATCGAGTTTTTGGAGTTTTCAGACGGCTGCATGAGTCTGGCCTCAAGTGCGGCGGGCGACGATCAGAAACGGCTTCGCGAGGGTTCGAAAGTGATTTTGCAGATCTTGCGCAGTCTTTTTGGCGAGAGCGCAAAGATAAAGATAACTCCCAGGCAAAGCCCAGAAATAGGGGAGCAAGAGCAAAAGGGTGCGGCAAATTTGGGTGATGAGCACGCTAGCGCGGAAAAATCTGATGACGCCAAAACTGTTTCAAGCCATGAGAGCGGCAAATTTGACGCGGACGTCGCGCCTGAAAATTTAAGCCAAAACGAGCAAGCGCAAGAGCCCAAGCCCTCAAATTTGACCGGAAATTTGTTTTCAGAAGGTAGCAAGGAGAGGACGGCTGCGCCCTCGGAGCAAAATTTGGGCGCCGAATTTAAAAGCGGCGAGCAGGACAAGCAAACGCAAAATTTGACGCCACAAACGCAAGCGGATATTTTGCAAGCGGCAAACGACTTGGCTCCGAGCGCGCAAACTAATAGCGGCTCGCCTATGGGCGAAACCGAGCCTTTAAATTTAAACAAAAACGAGTCAAATTTGACGCAAAACTCGCAAACGCAGGCTGGTTTAAATCAACCGACCGAGCCTAAATTTGCGCCTGATTTTGAGAGCATGCGCGATGACACGCACGATTTTCATGAGGCGTATTCGCTGAAATTTAAGTCCGATGACGGCGCCCTAGCGGGGGCGGATCTGGCGTTTTTAGACGACGAGCTAAGACGGCTCGAGAGCCAAAATGCCGCGAAAACGGAGCAAAAACCAAGCAGCGCCGCTAAATTTAACCAAAACTATGCGCCGCAAACGGCAAGCTACGGCGAGTCGCCCTTTGATCCTGATGGCGTGAGTGAGATATTTAGCGAGGTGGCAGAGTATGACGACGGCCCTTTTGATCGAGATGCGAACGAGCACGTAAATGCCGACGCAAGGCAAAATTTAGATACGGCAAATTTAATCAGCGACGAGTTTCAAAGCGAAGCGAATTTTGACGACTCGTCCTCAAACGAAGCAAATTTGAACGCTCAAAATCCTACGTCAAATTTGGCCGCAAAAACTCAAACCGATCCCAAAGCTGCAAAAAATCAAGCGGTTTTAAAAGAAGCTAAGCGACTGTTTGGCGAGCCTGAAGTTTTAGAAATTTGAGGCGTTTGATTCGGCTCTAAATTTGCGGGCAAGTTTTATTGCCTTTGGTGTGGCGCGACCGTCAAAGCGTGGAATAACGGCTTAAACGCCGATCAGAAAAAGCGATTAGAGCGCGAGCTGAAAATAGGCGTAAGCCTAGGCGAAACTACGCCGATGTTAGCCCAAAGGATAGCGCAGGTTTTAGAGAAAAACAAACGTGACGCCACGGCGATAGCATTAACCGGAGCGGGCGCAATAGTAAGCGAGATCCGTCAAGCCTTTTTTGAGGCAAACGACGACGTAATAAAATGCTACAAATATCAAGCCACGCTAGATACTCGCACGTCAGAGTTGTGTAGAGCTTACGATGGCCTAATGTGGGATAAAGACTACAAGCCCATCGGGCATAACTTCCCGTTTCGCAAACCGCGCGTAAATACTCATTTTAATTGCCGTAGCACCATAATACCCGTAACTAAAAGCTGGGATGAACTAGGCGCCCGGGGAATGGACGAAGCAAGCGGTCGCACTAGGTCAAGTATGAACGGCTACGTGCCGCAGGATATGACGTTTAACGACTGGCTAAAAACTCAAAGCCCCGAAACGATAGAAAAGACGCTAGGCAAAGGCAGAGCCGAGCTATTTATGCAAGGCAAGATCACGATGCGGGATTTAATCACGCAGCAGGGGCGGAGTTTAGATTTAAACGAACTCGTAAAAAGAAAAGGCCTAAACGAGTATAGCAGCGCTCGCTCGTTTAGCTATAAGGTATCAAAAGAATTTAAAGAAGCGATAGGACTAAAAGTAGATAGGATTTTTGGCAGCGAAACGTATCTTTATTCTTTGCATAAGGGAATGTTTAAAGGCAGGGCTGAAATTTCTCAGACGGTAGGCGATATTTTACAGGGTTTTGAATTTAAAAAAGACGCCAAAAGAAACGGGAGCGTAATTCTAGGCAAAGCGATAAGCGACAAAAAGATGATCGACATAGGAATAAATTTAAAAGACGGCGTTATCTTTCACTTAAATAAGAAAAAATGGGATAAATCTATGAAAGAAGCGAGAAGCAAGCGGTAGAGCCACCTTCCTCTACACAGGGAAACCCCGGGCAGGCTATGCTGGGTCGTTATCGATTTTGACCGTTCGCTTGCTTCGTTGCCGTCATTATACCATATTTTTTCACCAAACCAACCCGCTTTAAAATTTAAGTTACTATTCTATCAAAGGCCGTGCCTTAAATTTAACTCTCGTGGAGGATGAAATGGATATTGAGGAGCTAAAAAAGCAAGTCAGTGATTTGCAAGCAGAAAAAGAGAGAATGGAAGCCAAAAATAAAGAGCTTTTGGCGGAAGTTAAAAAGGTAAAAGCTAAAAATAGCGACGCGGTAGAAGCCGAAAAATACGCCGAGCTTGAAGCTAAATACGATGAGCTAAAAGAGCAAAACGATAAGCTCGCTAAAAAATACGATACCGATACGAAAAAGCTAAACGCCGATCTAGCTAACGCTAACGGCTCGCTAAATAAGTATCTAATCGACGCGGGGCTGAGCGACAATCTCGCAAAAGCCGGCGTAAAAGCGGAGTTTTTGGAAGCGGCCAAAGCTCTTTTGCGTGGCAATGCTAGCTTGAAAGACGACAAGGGTGAACTAAAGGCGTATATTGCGGATAAGCCTATAAGCGAGTTTGTGAGCGAGTGGGCGCAAAAAGACGGTAAAGCTTTTATAGCGGCGCCTCAAGGTCAAGGCGGAGGAGCGAGCGGAGGCGGCGGTAACGTAAATATCGGCGCTAAATGGGGCGGCACTCGCGAGGAGCGAATAGCCGCGATAAAAGAGAAATTTAATTTAAAGGAATGAAAATATGGCACTAAGCGATATGAAGGTATTTTCCGAATACCTAGCAGGTACTACGATCGAGACGCTAAGTCAAGACATAGAGAAATTTAACGCGGCAAGCGGCGGCACGATAATTTTAAACGCGCAGGGCATAGACGGCGATTTTATGCAAGAGAGCTTTTTTAGAGGCATCCACTCCGCACAGCGCAGGGTAGATAGATACGCGACCAACGCAGCGGCTACGGCTACGACCTTAAGGCAAGAGCAAGATAACGCCGTAAAGATAGCTGGAGGATTTGGCCCCGTCGTATTTGAGCCAGGACAGCTAACGTGGATAAAAAAAGACCCGTCCGTAGCTCTTGAAGTGATTTCAAGAAATATGAGCGAGGCGATGATTAGCGATATGCTAAATACTGCTATCTCTGCACTCGTCGGAGCTATCGGCAATAACGCTGGAACAGTAAATGACGTAAGCGCGAGCGGCGGCATAAACCAAGCCAACCTAAACAACGCCTACGCCAAATTTGGCGATAGAAGCGCGGCGATAGTAGCCAACATAATGAGGGGCGCGGTATTTCATAAGCTAATCGGGCAAAATTTAACAAACGCCGCACAGCTATTTAAGGCTGAAAACGTGCTCGTCGTTGAGATTTTAGGACGTAGGGTAGTAGTTACCGACGCGCCGGCTCTTTACAAAGCGGGAACGCCGAATAAAGACTACGTTTTGGCGCTAACGACCGGTGCCGCGATAGTAAGCGACGCAGGCGATCTAATCACGAATATCCAAACCAACAACGGCAAAGAGCGCATAGAAACTACTTACCAAGCCGATTATACCTTTGGCTTGTCGCTCAAAGGCTATTCTTGGGATATTACAAACGGCGGCAAAAGCCCGGATAACGCAAAACTAGGTACCGGCACAAACTGGGACAAGATCGCGGCTAGCGATAAAGATACGGCAGGCGTGCTACTAATAGGCGACGCGGCTAAAAACT